CGATTGACGTCAAAGTATCTGCGATTGTTGTAGTCAATTGTGGCGTTGAGATAGTCTTGGTCGCCAGGATATTGCCGTACAACTTTGGTTACATCCTCAGCTGTAAACTTTTCCCACACCTGTTGATAACGCTCTACATTCCACCACATGATACTGCTGTTGATTCCAGAAAATGTTTCTTTTTGCAGATATCTAAAATCTTTAATGCACCAAAACTTTTCTGTGTCAAGATGTGTGATCCACGTTATGTCTCCGTTGATCACAACATCCAAGTCAAAATACAACAAATCTCCTGAGTAATGTTCAGGATTAAACAACTGCATTTTGTACCACCAGGATTTTTTAGGACCGCCTATACCTGGCCAGTCTTCCAAACAATGTTTGATCATATGCGGTGGTACTGATCGATCATGTTCTGTGTAAACGTGCATTCTGCAGCCCCCACTTAGATGTCGGTTCAACATGTTGTACAATCGTTCAACATATATCCAATCATATCCGGTTCCGTGAATAACGCAGGCGCAGTCAATCATTTGGTCAGTGCGGGTTCTATTCTTTTTAGCCATGTGCCTCTTTGTAGTTCTTCCACGGTGTATTCAGTATGGCAAATTTGTCTGAGCCATAGATCTCTATCCGTTTCATAAGGTTGTTCAACGTCACTAAATCCAACCCCTACAGGATAGGCCAAACTGGTCATCTCCACAACCGGACGTACTCCTGCAATGGCTGCTTGTATGCCCGGACCTGAATTGTAGTTTACCACAGCGTGACAATCAAAGTGCATGTCGTAACTGTCGTATGTGTTGACTAGTTTTTTTGGAGGTTCAACACTCACACCAGGTGGCAAGCTATTTAACATCAGTCTACAGCGTGGATGCGGGCGTATGGTAATAGGACGATCTGTATTATTTCTAAGAATACCAATTGTGTTTTTAACCCAATCAGTCATGTTGACTCCATCAACTTGCAAACTACGATCATGCTGTGCGGTAATAACAATGTTGGGCTTGGAACCAATTTGTGTGGCCAAACTGATCTTTAGTTTGGCAGGGCGGTCCCAATCTAAATTGTCCAAATGGCCATAGTAGCCTTGTGAGGTAATGTTGTTTACTGCAATCTTCCAGGTGTTGCCGCGATATAGCGCACCTATTTCAATTATCACAACTGGCTTGTTTTGTGATCTATAGTGATCGTATACTGCTCGATTGGGTGCCATTCTGCCTGCCCACAACACTGACCAAATCACAGCCGCATCAGATTCCATTGAATTTTCCTGTGTTTGTATACCGCGGGCTTGTAAGTAATCTAACACAGCCGACATTATGGGTCTACTGTTTTGAGCACACTGAGAAGGAAAATAGGCTATGTTATTGATCATAAGTATGTGAGATGAAACACACTGTAATTACCACTTTCAACGCGGATGGTTATGCAAAATACGGCCAACGCATGATTCAAACATTTTTGCAAAACTGGCCAGTTGATCTGGTTGTGTATGCAGAAAATTGTAACGTAGCTGAAACAGCCTCTAATCTTGAGGTGCGTGACATTGCTATAGTTGACAAACTCACTGAATTTAAACAACAATGGCAAGATATACCCCGAGCCAATGGAGATGTAAGTGCTGATCCAGTCAGATCAAAACGCAAGGATGCTGGCAAAGGATTCAAATGGGATGCTGTGCGATTCAGTCACAAGGTCTATAGCATTTTCCATTGTGCAAAAAACACACAAACTGATTGGCTGATTTGGATGGATGCAGACACAGTTTGTCATAGTGCAATCACCCAAACTGATTTAGAAAGATTATGCCCAGATGCTGTGGATCTTTGTTTCTTAGGCCGGCGTGGCAAATTCAGCGAGTGCGGATTGTATGCAATGAATCTCCGCAGTCCACGCACAAGAGATTTCTTAACCCAGTTTCAGCGATACTATGATAACGCCGAACAAGGTATCTTTACTTTAGCAGAATGGCATGACTCGTTTGTGTTTGATGCAGTAAGAAGTCACTTGCCACTGATAGAATTTGATTGGTCGAGTCATTTAATCTCAGGCGAAGGTCATCCCTTAATCAATTCAGATTGGGGTGCATATCTAGACCATCTCAAAGGCAAACGCAAAACCACAGGACGTAGTCCTGCTAGTGACTTACTAGTTCAACGTACAGAAGCATATTGGCAATGAACTGGATATTTCTCAACAAGAAAAATTCCGACGAGTACATAGAAATGTTTGCTCGCGGATCAGGTACAGTGCCAACAGAATTGGAAACATGGCGTTACACAGATAGTGACGCTCCGCTAGTGATCCGTGGCATAATGAAACACAAGATTATCAAGCAATGTTGGGCACACAAAAGACCATTTTGGTACATGGATTCTGGATATGTTGGTAACAGACCCAATCTTCAAAATCCGCATGGATGGAAACAATGGCACAGGCTAGTGCTCAACAACTTACAGCACAATGAGGTAGTGCCAAGGCCTGCTGATCGTTGGCAACGTCATGGTATTGCCATGCCTGTACGTCGACATGGCAGCAAAATATTACTAGCAGTACCGGATGAAAAACCCTGTATATTTTACAACATCAATCTAGCAGAATGGATTGAACAAACTGTTGCCACAATCAAACAACACACTGATCGAGAAATAGTAGTGCGTGAACGCAATCCCAATCGACAAGCACGAGTGGCTAATGACTTACAATCAGCACTGACTGATGTTCATGCTGTGGTAACGTATAACTCAATTGCAGCCACAGAAAGTGTGCTGGCCGGTGTACCAGCATTTGCACTGGCACCAGCAAATGCTGCTATTCCAGTGTCAAACACTGACCTATCTAAAATTAACAATCCCTGGTATCCCGAACAAGATCAAATCTATGCGTGGGCATGCCACTTGGCCTATGGGCAGTTTCACAATTCAGAACTGCTTGATGGTACTGCACTAAGAATATTACAGGAGACAAACAATGCGTGAACATTATGGATGGCAATTTCCCGACTTTGAAACACACTTCCCCAAAATGCTAAAGAAAAGTGTAGACAAAGGACTACCGCCAGAATACCAAATTGCTGTGCGTAAACGCAGTATTGGACTGTGTGCCAAACGCGGAACTGCACTGGACATTGGTGCCAATGTAGGACTATGGAGTCGAGACCTAGTGGACAATTTTGCCAAGGTTGTTGCGTTTGAACCAGTTGCTGTGTTTAGAGAGTGTTTGGAAAAGAACGTGACAGGTGCTAACTTTTTTATAAGTCCACTAGCATTAGGTGATCACGACACTCAAGCCACCATGATCATCACAGAAGGCAACAGTGGCCACAGCCATGTAGATCCAGCAACATTAGGCACTGGTGATGTGCAGGTGGTAAAACTTGATAACCTAAACATGGAAGATGTAGACTATATAAAGATAGACTGCGAAGGCTACGAATATCGTGTGTTGCAAGGTGCCGAACAAACTGTGAAACGTTGCAGGCCTATCATGGTGATAGAACAAAAGCCACATGATGCCTACAGCAAAGACTACGGACAATTTGCTGCCATAGCACTGTTAGAGTCGTGGGGTATGATCAAGCTGGATCAAATTAGAGATGATTGGATTATGGGATGGGAGTAGACGATCCTGATAAAGGCGCCCATGATTCGGCACAATGGGCACGCAAGTGGACTACAGACAAATACGTTGCCAATCGCAGAGCAAACTTTGAAACTGTAGACGCTTACTTGAATCAGTCAGTAGGTCGACTGCTAGATATTGGTTGCGGATTTGCCTGGGACTCAAGATGGTTTGGTGAAAAGTATGGAACTGAACTTTGGTTGTTGGATGGAGACGCTAGTACTAATGCTATCAAATCTGAAACTGCCAGTTACGGCAACTGGAATACAGATCCCAACCAATTAAAATTTTATCACACTTTTGAATTTTTGAACACAAAACTGCAAGAGCTAGGAACAAAGAACTACCATCTTGTTGATGCCAACAATATTAACATACCCGGCGATGTCAAGTTTGATGTTATTACGTCATGGCTCAGTTGCGGACATCACTATCCTGTTCGTACCTACATAGACTTGATGAAAAAACATTCACATGAAAACACTAAAATTATTTTAGACATTAGATGCAAGGGTACGGCCACAAACTACATTGGTGTAGATGGATTTGAAGTTGTGAATGTTGTGAGTAACGCAGGTGGCAAAAAACGTTCCACTGTGGAAATAAAATTGTTATGAGTCCCTATTATTTAGAGTCA